CCTTCCTTAGTTGTTACATAAAATCGTTTCCACCATGTTTTAAATTTGCCTTTTGCAGTCCATGTCTTATGATTGTTAATGCCAAATTCCTTAATATCTGATATGTTAACTATTATTTCATCTTCATAAAGTCTTTCACGTATAGTTATAGTGTCATTCATAGAATTGTCTCTCCATAGTTTAATTGCTATGTCAATTTGAGTAACTGTTGGTTCATTATCAAACTTTGCAATTTCTCTGATACTGCATTTTAATATGTATTTCCCATAATCCAGTGAATCTGTATAGTAACATTGGTCACAGGTATATAAATTTTTCTTTGCCATTGTATTACCTCCCTCATACTCGCTCATGCTTCCATTTACTAAGTTTTTCAAGCCTAAGATCGTTATGAAATCCATGTTTGGTTATAAGTCATCAAACATTGTTTTCTTTCTAACTACACCATTAATTAAATTTTTCAGTCTCCGCAATTCAATAACTGTACTAACACCAATTTCTTTGTCAACTTCTGCAAGAGATCGTACAAATTTACCATAAGTATATTTAGTAGCACAGAATTCAAATTTCAACCCCATATCAAGTAATTTTCTTGCTTCTTCCTCGGCGTTTTTCAGTGTAATATTTTTAACCCAAACTCTTGTAATACCGTTAGTTTGATAAATAAATCCATCTTGCTTAAGATTTTCTTTAACAATAAAAGTTTTAATTTTACCATCTTTTGCTTCTATTGCTAAACTAACTTCAGTATTTAATTTCATTTATTGTCAACCTCCCTTAATTATTATGCTCTCTATACTATCTTACTTGCCGTTTAAAAACTTCTATTGTAAGATAGGTACAAAACATATTAATTATTACTTTACATACAATCCAGGATTAGCCACAAATAATAGTTTAACTACATTTTTAAATCTGTTATGTGATTCCGTTAACACTTCTTCTTCTAAATGTCTAATAGAAACATAATTTTCTTCATGTGCAATGAATATTTTTCTCAGTAATCCTTTCTGGTTTAATGCACCTGTATTCTTCCATTCATAAATTTCATTGCACATAATAATTAAGTCATTATCGGAAATGTTTTTTATTAATTTATTCATAATTATGTCCTCCTATTTATTTTACTCAGCAGTTATATCATCCCAATCATGCTCTAAAAGATTTCTATATGCTTCATTACAGTCATATACATTTATGTTATTATTTATAATGTTTGGTCATATGCTGACTGTTATAGGGTTATATGGAATATTATAAACATAAGTCAATTGTCAATATATGGGTGCTGTTATAGACTCATACAACTTTCTTAAATACTTTACTTCTTCTCTCTGCATCAGAATAATAAAACCCGCTCATATAATTTAATGGTGTTCTCATTGTTATATGTGTCTCTCTTCCAAATCTTTCTACTATTTGAATCTCTGGTAAATCCTTAATACTGCTATGCAATTGTTCCCACTGTATCTTTAATTTGTTATATTCTTCCTGATATTGTGGGAATAACTTTCTACCTTCTTCAATAAACATATTAAGATAATTATATTCCAAAAAATTATAAAAATCATGTTCATTCTTAAAATTTGATTTAATCCATTTAGTTATGGCAATTTTAGTTTTTAACATTGTATACACTCCTTAAAGTTGGTTTATGCCCTGCTGTTATAGGCTCAAATAACTTTTATACAAGTACATTTTAAAAATATGTCTGAAAACTTCTAAAATACTCCTGTGCTGTTCTTTGCGTTATATTGTATTTTTTACATACTTCTTCAATTGTTAAATTATTGTAATCATAGATATATTCTTGCTTCGCTGTCATATCCCATTTTGTTTTAGGTTCTGGTATGCTTAAGTTTGAGATCGGTTGCATGGTTGCTGTTATAGAGATTTTCAGTAAATCACATATAATTAATACTGTCATAAATTCCGGTTTATAGCTACTACTGTGTTTTCTTAATTGATATATAGTTGAAAGAGGAATCTTTGTTTGTTCAGCTATTTCCATGATCATTAGCTTTGATTCGTCCATATATGTCTTTAAATTAGCTTTTATAGTGTTCTTGTCGGTGTCCTGATACTGCTTATATATCCGTATAAATTCCTTTTGCTGCTGTAAATCCATTGTATGAATACTCCTCTCTATTTAATGTTTTATTGATGTTTTTATTGTATTTTTAATGGTATATGTATTTATAATTTTATATGCCATTGTAGCTTGCTAAGATTGGTTTTAAGAAGGGTTAATCTATTATGTATAGTATTTTTAACCTTTTATTGATATGTGGTCTTAAATAGCTTTATAGAGCGACATTCTTATTATCTGAGACAATAGACAAATAATAAACCACTAACAGTATTATTAAAATACTTGTTAATGGCTCATAGGCTCTAAGGTTTATTTAATTGTTAGTTTATGATTATTTCCTTCTTACATTTCTTGCAATAGACTATTATGTTTTTGGTTACGGCTCCCGGTAAGAGTTTAAAAAGTTTCTGATGACAGTGTGGACATAAAAACCAAGTAAACATGTTAATCATCTTACTATTTCTCCCACTGAATAAATCATTGCCTCCTCTATAGTATCAAATGATTCTGTTTTTCCTGTCATATGTCCAGGCATTTTACTAGGGTTATCAAGTTTCCAACCTACAAAATATTGTTGCTTTACTCCTCTGCAATGGTCTTCTATGATGCCGATTGTCTTACCGTTTTCATTATAAATATGGTATGTGTCAAAATAAGCATTTCCTCTATTAAAACTTAATTTCATTAAAAACACTCCTTTTAATTATATGTATTATTCCCTAACTTTGCATTTAACGGACTTGTTGCCGTCTAACCTTATTATGGTTAGGTTGCATTAAGGAAAAAGGGGATTTTAACCCCCTTATTAACTTTCTAATTCTTGGATTTTTTCTTCAATTTCTTTTTTTTGTTTTTCCAGTTTTTCGAGTCTTACCTTATATTCTTCATCGTCAATTTCTTCATCATTAACCTGATCTTCAAGTTCTGAAATTTCATTTTCAATTTCTTCTATTTCCTCTTGAAATTCTTCTATTTTTTCTTCTTTTATTTCTTCAATCAAAGTATTTACTGCCTCTTCTATATTGTCAAAAGTATTATTATTGTCAATGTCGGATAATACTTCTTCTAATTTATCCTCGTCAATTTCAATTTCTGAATATTTATCATTAATATAATCCACTGCATAATTAAATACCATTTCTTGTAAATTGTTATATAATTGTTGTGTATTGTATTCATACCATGCCATTTGTAGATTTTTAATTAAATCGTTACTACCTTCCATTAAACCTTGACTTGATGCTTCTTCATAAGCACCGCTGCTATAAAGATTCCAACATTCTTCGCAAATTGTAGCATTATAAATACTTACATGTCTATCTGCTATTTCCGAAATTGCATCACAAATATAAGTTGAGCCTGAATAGTCTATAAAACTTGCCAATACATCTTCATCATTTTGACTTAAATTATCATCAACAGAATAATCTTTTTTATCTAGCATTAAAAACAACTCCTTATTTATATATTTTTTAGTCTGCCATCATCAGAGCAGGTAGACAATTCCCTGCTGACTAGGGAAATTCCCTAGTTTCGGCCTTAATTGGTTCTATAAATAAAATATTGGCCTTCTTCGTTTTCTTCTCCGTCATATCTTGATATGAAGTGACCCCTGCCATCTGTTTCAATTGCATCATCTACAAATTCGTCTAAATCTGTTATAATTGCTTTTACTATCTCATTTGCATCCTCACATAATTCCTGCTGCATTTTCTTAAAGGATTTTTCTACTCTTTCGTTTCCTTCGATATTACTATGTTGCAGAATAAAATCAGTATTAAACGCCCACAAACTTTCTAAAATATCCTCTTTTGCCTTATCGTCTGCCTCTTCCTCTGTTAAGACTAAATATTCCTGATTACCATATTCAAAATAATATTTACCAGGAGAAGTTTGTTTTAACTCTTCAATTTCACATTCTAGGAAATTTGCTAAAGTTTCAATTTTATTCATTTTATCAATCTCCTTTAAATTTATTATGTATTTTACTTGCTGTTTGCTTCCCTCTTGACACTTCTTATTATATATGATCCCCGTTAGTATGTCAATAACAAATCATAAGCTTTTTATGGATTTTTTGATTATTTTTATTTTATCATTTTTTAAAGTGCCAGGGTTCGCTTAATTCTAATTCATGATCAATTTTTCCTTTGGATCTAATTTTGAAAAAGTAAAACCTAAACAAAAATAAAATCTACTAATTAAAGTAGATTCTAACATTATCAATTAATACATCGTAACTATTCCTATTAAATATTTCTTCATATATCCAAAAATCAAAGAAGAATTCTTTTATCTCTGTCAACATCATCCCATGCCTACCTACTAAATCAGACATTATTAATAAATTATCTTCTGTATAATCTTTGTTATATTCTTCTAATTGCTCCTCATCCTCTTTAATCTCTTGCACTGTTTCCGAACAATCAGGATAATATAAACCATTTTTATAAGTATAATCTTCTAGTATGTCACTACAACTATATACTGTTAATATCAATTCATTGGTTAATTTTTCGTAAAGGTTTAAGGTTATATCTTTTTCTGATTCCTCAATTAGTTTAAGATAAGCAAGGGAAGAATTTACTTTTAATTCATAATTCATAAATGCAATAAACCAATCACGAATATCTGAAAAATATTGGATATTTACACCAGTTGAGGAAGGTGTTATTAACTTATATTGTATTGCCATTATGTGACCTCCTTTTAAGTTAATTTATTATGTATTGCTTAATACCTATTATAATATAAATATAATAATATTGCAATAGTTTAGACAAAAATAAAACAGGAGTTTTTAGACTCCCGTTAATATGTATATCTATTTATTATTCCTTTGTTCTGCATCCCTCTCGGCCTCTTCCATACCTCCCCAACTACTAAAAGCATGACCTGTTTTAAAATCAGTATGGAATACACAATATAATTCTGTTTCCTCGTCATAGTCTGCAAAGTATTCGCCTATTTTTCTTTGGTGTTCTTCTAATTTCCCCTTATATATTTTTAATATTTCTTCATATTCTTTCTTCGCTCTGTTTCTATACTTACCATATGCCATAACGCTAAGATTTTTAAATGATTGTTCTTTTATTTCCTTCAATTCTTCAAGTGATAAGATATTATAATTCATTGTATCGGCTCCCTTCAATACGTATTTAATTAAATATAATTATAATACTATTTTGTTGTCGTTTCCTTTCGGCTGCTTGTTGCTTATCCTTTTTCTTAGATTCCCTTTCCCACTGCTTAACGATTTTAGTATATGACATTTCATTCGCTCCTTTCAATTATATTTATTAATTTATTATACACAATGTTAATATAAAAGTAAAGTTTTATTTCATGTTTGGGCAAAAAGAAAAAGGCCATTAGTGGCCTTATTGATATTTTAGTATGTCTATTATTATATCATTTTTATTATTATATTGTGTACTTAAAAAATATCCTTTTAATTCTAAAAGAATACCTTGTAGCTCCTGATATTCTTTCCATTGTAATTCATCTTTTGTAAATTTTTTCATTCGCTCCACTCCTTTAAGTGTTATGTTATTAATTAATAGTATACAGAATGTTATTATAAATGTCAAGTATATTCCTTACTTTAATAGACAAAAAAGAGGCTTAACGCCTCTATTCTTCAACTTTCTCAATTAAACTTAATACCTCAAGATAGCTTTTACAAATTCCTCTTGCATAATCAGAGTCATTTTTTTCTTCAAGCCATGATTTAGCTAAATCAGCATTAAATTTAATACTTTTTATCATTTCTTCAATTTTTAATTTTCTGGTATTATTCACCTCATTTATTTTAATGATTTCAAAATTTCCATCGTTAAATCTGTCTGATTGTTCTGTCATAATTACTTTAATTGCTTGGGCAGTATTTTCTGCCTCAATTAAAATGCAATATTCACCACCAAGAATAGTATTTTTAAATCTAACAACGTATTTATTCATTTTATTCGCTCCTTTTATGTATTATTAACTATCTATAGTATACACAATCACAATATAATTGTCAAGCATAAACTTAAAATAAAATAAAATGAAGTATTGATCTTAAGCCAGACAAAATAAATATAAGGCGTTATGTCGGAACCCCTCAATCCCAACTGCCTTATATTTAACCCTCATGTTAATGGTGTTTTTGAAATTATTTTATTTTAACACATTCAAAATATAATTGTCAACTACTACTTATACCAAATCAAAAATAAAAAACCTGCCATTTAAGCAGGTAATAACTTATAGTATTCTAATTCCTTTTTTAATTTATCCTTTAATTCTTTTGCTTTTTTTAGCATCTGTTAATAACCCTCTGTGATGACTACTAATTAAATTCTCACCTAATCCGAGGCATAATTTCCATTAACTAGAGCAACTTTCCCTTTTCTCTTTGTAGCTAGCCCGTCAACATCTTTGTTATAGTCTGCTGCCTCTTTGCGTTTTGTTTTAGATTTAGCAGTTAATTCCTTAATCATTAACTTAAGAAATTGTATATATTCTTTTACGTTAGAAGGTGTAACGTCTGTATCGGTTGTTAAATCCCTGTAATAATTCTGACCGCATATATTTACGGCTATATCATTGTCAAAAATTGATTCTACTTTACCAATCCCTACATTTTGTATTTTAACTAAGTCGCCTTTTTTCATTCTTCATTATCTCCTTTAATATTTATATTTGTATTGCTTAACTATAGAATATCAAAATAATTGTTATCTGTCAATAGGCAATATATAAATAAGCAAAATAAAACCCTCTTAATGAGGGTTAATTTGTTGCATACAATGGAATTCCTTTTTTCTTTCCTCTGTAATATTGTTTCCCTAAAATTGACAACCTACCATATGTTCTGCCATCAGTCAATAAAAGGTATTCACCATGTTTTAAAAATCTAGCCCATGTTTCGGGTTTATCTGGTGTTTTAAAATCTCTCAGGACTCTGCCTTTTTCGTTGATAATTTTAAATCTCTGCATCATATTGTTAAACCTCCTAGTATGTATTGTTATATTAATATTGTTGCTCTAATTTATGCTATTTTCAACTCTCTAGTGTTGGTCTGTTCTGTTTTAATCTTGCCAACGAACCTGGCATACTCAAAACCTTTTTTGCTTGCATACTCCGAAGCAGTTTCGTAATTAGTTGATATAATTAATATACTTTCATTGTTGCCGTTAAAAAATTGGTATAAATTCATACTCAACACTCCTTTTATTTTTATATTGTTACTTGGTAGTTTTAATGTCTCCGGCTTTGCATAGCTGATTGATTAACTGGGCTGTTACTTGGTTTGTGGTTGTTGTAGTTGTTTTCATATGTAGTAACCTCCTATGTATTTTGTTGTTCTGTTCTGCTACTATTGATAGTTTAACATAATGTAAAAATAAATGCAAGCATTAATTTATGATAAGTTAAAATGTCTGAGCAAAAAATAAAGACCTTTCGGCCTTCAAATTTCTCCTTTATGTATTCTGTCTTGTAAAATTTTAATTGAATGTTGATATAATTCTTCTAAAAAATCACCTTTTTTACGTTCTAACTTTTTTACATCCTTCCATATTGTTGAAGATGTATTTTCTTCAGTTGGTATGTAATTTAAATTTCTCTGGGCTGCTACTATATGACTAGCTTTTATTAATTTAGTTATTTTCATTTGTTGCACCTCCAATAATTTATTAATCAATATTAACATAGTATAAATATAATTGCAATAGTTATTTTTACCTGTCTGTGGCCTTATTTAAGCGGTTTAAAATGTCCGGTGATAGTTTGTATAGGTGTGGAGTTTTGAAGGGTGATAAAGGGGGTTATATGTGTTTTAATCAAAAAGAAAACCCTATTAAGGGTTTAATCAGTTAATTCTTTTTGTGGTCTTGAATCATTATAATAGTTTAATGCAATCCTACCAGCTTTAAGAGTTAATGTTCTAATTTCTCCTGCTGCTTGACTTGCTGTATAGTTACCCATGATTTTTAATTTCGATACCCTTTCTATATCATTCTGAATTTTTTCTAATTCTTTTAATAATTCCTCATGATTTAATTGCATAGTCTGAATACCTCCTTTAATATTTAATTTCTAATTCTTTATATGATTGTCTGATAATGTCTATTTTAATTTCCGTTATAAAAATATTAATTCCTATTTTAGACAATAAGTAAAATTTACTATTCATTCGCTTGACCTCCTCAGTAAGTATGTATTTGTTTACTACAAGTATAATTATAAATTATAAAATAAATATGTCAAGCTGAATTTAAATCAAAACCAATGTTATATTTGGATCTGATTTGGTAATTATAGTTCTGTTATTGAGTAAAAAGAAAACCCTATTTAATAGGGTTTATAAATTATTTAATATACATTCTTCAAGTATTTTATAACTACATTCTCCTTCTTCTCCGCATATACTACACATATTTTTATAATTACCGTTGGTGATCGGTCTATCTCCATTATAAACAGTATAAAAATCCCCATTTCCAAAAATAACCTTTAATTCATCTTTTACTTCTACAACAAAAGGACATCCTGCTAATTGAATACCTGTAATAACTTTAGTTCCTTTTGTATAACCATTCCATTCCTTGGTTAATTCGCATAAAATAACTTCTTCATTGTTTGGTTCAAATCCTGCATTTGTAATAAATTCATCATAACCTTCAATATAAAATGGTTCTGACAAAGGTAATTCATTTGGATTGTTACCATATGTGTATTTTTTAAACATTTATAAAAAACCTCCTGTTATAGAATAATTTAATTTTACTGGTAGGAGGTTTTTAACGGGTATACCTCCATAAACCAATGTAAAGGATTTTGTTATGCTTCTTCATATCTTATAATATTTTCAATTCCTCCCATACTTTTAATAATATATTGAATCGCTCCTTCCAAGGTGCTAAAATACCTATTGTCATCTGTTGTATAACCTCCTTCTTCACCTCCAAGATAATATTCGCTTGGATGCACCTCCATGATTAATTCTTCGGATTCTACCTGCAAACCTTCTGAAATTTCATACTCATCAATTAAATCTTGAATAGTTAAATTTTTCATATGTAAAGAACCCTCCCTTTATTATCTTAATTCTACTTGTTATCACTGTTATTAGCAATATTACAAGCACAATTAAGATAATATTTTTGCTTAAACCTGCTAATAAGAATTTATTAATGATTCTGCAAAGGTTAATTATTAGCAGGTTTTGTGTCGTGTTGACTCTGTTAAGCTGTTATAAGGCTATTTACTACAATTAAAAATATAAGTTATTTACTTTTCCTTCCTTTGTCTCATCCTTGGTGTACCTCTGGATAACTTCAGATTTAACCAGGAAAGGAAAAGTAAAATAATTTATATTCATTCTCATATTATAGGTTATGGTGTACCTTTGAGAATATTTTTCTGTTATTCTCTGACATAGATCAATTTTTGGGTATTGATCAAACCGTATGTATATTAAATTATTTTCCTATTCTATAAAATAACCTCCTTTTAGTTGTCAACCTGTGTAATAAACGCCCTGTTAACGTATACAGTCACCGCTAGTTTAGTTATGTTCCGCTTTGTTCCATGCCATCGCCATATTATTAATATGTTCTGCAATGGTCTTTTTCGTGTGTTGCTGTTTAGTAAGGTTTAGCATACCTTTTTATGACTGTCTTATCGTGGCTCATAAATACCACTAGCAACATGTTATGTATGTTATATTGAATAATTGTTGTGTTCCAGAGGAAACACTTTTGTTATTGGGTTTGTTGCTTGAAATTAAAATTATGTTACGGTAATACTGAATTAATGTAAATCATAAATATTCTTGCATCTTACATAGTTTAGGGACATTGTGACTGATAGTTTAGTTAAGAGTGACATTTAAAACAATCTAGGGAACGCCTCACCTAGTAGCTTGCTGATTTGTTGCTTGAATTCCGTTTCTTGAAGTTAAGTTATTCTACCACATAGGAATTAATATGTCAATAACATTTGAATAATTATTTTTATATTCTTTAAATTAATTTTAACTGTATTCAGCTTAAATCCGTTCACATTTAACCTAAAATCAATTCCAAACACTCTGACAGCCCCAAGAAGCAAATATAGGTATAATAACACTTGATTTAATTTTTATCGGCCTTGTAGGGGATTCTGTGAAGAGGTTGGAAGGTTAGAGAAGGAGAAAATTATAGAATAGGAAAATAAATTGATAGATAGTTAGATACTTAATTGATAAATAGACAAATAAAAAATACCTCTTAATGAGGTATTAAATAATATTGTCTATCGGATACCATATGTCAAGACTTAAAATTTTTCTTACTCTTTCTTCTGTCTCTGGCATTGAAATAATAGTATTAACTGTATATTCAACAACCTTATTATTATTCTTGTCATTATATATCACTATGATTCGGCCTTCAGATTCTATGAATATATATGTAGTTTTACCTATAGTAAATTTTTTCATTAGTAACAACTCCTTTTCCTATTTGATTTATATTACCTTAAATTGGGATAAGTAATATTTAATCCCATTTATAATAATATACTGCTGACCTTTAGAATCTGTTATAATATCGGCCTTAAATTCTATCCCGGCAATAGTTCCGGTAATAATATCCGGTGAAAATGACATAGTAAGAATAACAATATTTTTATATTTAGCTAACAAGTTGTGACCTCCTTTGCTGTCTGACTGCTGCGTAAAATCCTATATTTTGTTGCTTTGCGTGGCGTTTTAGTTGTTTAGTATAGGATTTTGTGAAGCAAGCTGTTACTACATTGTTGGTTGTTGGATCTAGTATAACATAGATGTTATCGTAAGTGTAGCAGGTAAGATTATTTTTTGCTAGTGACGGAGTGCCACATTTGACACAATTATAGATGTCTTGAAGTGTTATTATGCGTTGGCTCATGCGTTGTTTTGCGTGTTGGGTTATGGTCAATGTGGTCACTTCCTTTTACTTGGAATACTAAAATAATATTACTGAGGTTATTGTAACATATTTATTTTAATATTACAATAGAATGTAAACAATTTGACAAAATAAAAAGAGGCTTTCGGCCTCTAATCTGTATCTAACAAATCCATTATGCTGCTACTTGCTTCTCTTAGTTTATTAATATAATTCGTCGCATATGGTTCTGTTTTTTTCATATGCTCAATTTCCGCCTCAATTAAATCTCTGACAAAGTTTAATGCTTCTTCCGCTTGTTGGTCATTCACTATTAAATTATCTTCCATAATTTTTTTAATAGTTTCTTTTTTCATTTGTACGACCTCCTATATTTGATTTATTAACTGTATATATTATAAATGATATCAAAGAATAATGCAACAATTATTTTTATATTACAATAGGATTATGAGAAAAAAGAATAGAAAACAAATAATAAATATTGATTCAGCGTTTTTTATGCGTATAGCATAAAAAGTAAGCTGAAAAGACCGCGTAAGCGGAATAGTATTGTTTGAGGATATGATGGAAAAAAAATGGTTGTCACCGCGACATGATATTAATAAAATACTATTTGGCATACGCAAGTGACAACCATTTATATATTATTTTTTTACTCTAATATTTTATCTATTTGCTTATTTATAACCTTCTTTTTCATTCTATCATATGATAAAATTTTATTTTTTAAATCTCCTGTCTCACGTTTTATTACCGTATCAATTATTTTATTAGTATCAATAATATAACTATTCTTTGACCTTCTTATATTTTTTAATTCTTCATAACTAGCACTAGATAAATTTCTTTTACCAAATACTGGTGTTAATTTACTTTTTGCTTTAATTTGTCTTTCTTCTGCATTTTCAACTAATTGTTTAGATATAATACCATTTAATGTTATTCTTACATTTTGCCTTTCTTCATATTCCAGCAAATATTGGTTTATTTTATCTCTTTCTTTGACTACATCAGGATGAAATACTATATTATAACTCTGATAGTAATATAATATATTTAATCCTTGTTCCTGTAAATGATTACATACTTTTCGTATAAACTCCATATATTTACCACAAAGAAATATATCAGACTTTTTCTCAAATCCCATTTCCTCAGCCGTTATTTTTTCATATGTATTAATATATTCTAGTTCTAATTGTTCGGCAGTAATATGATTCTCTTTTAATTTAACTTTCTTACCATTTTCATCATATACAATAACTTCTTCATCTAATGCTATTGTAACGACCATATTCCAGATAACTAAAAATTTATCTGATAATTTATTTAAGGCTCTATCAACTGCATTTGTTAGATTTCTATTATTAAGGTTAAAAAATTCTTTTAAATTATCATTGTCTACCTTAATAAAATCTGCTGTTTTGCTAGTGTTAAATTTTACAAAATGATAATTAATATTAACCATATCTAATGCTTGCAACATATTATCTTTACTGAGATATAACCTTCTATTAGTATATATATTTTTTGATTGATATTTCTGCACCAATAGATCAAGAACTAATTTTTCTATATATTTACTATGAATATTATTGTTTTCTTCTTTGGGTATTGGCTCATCATGTATTACAGTTATTGTATACTTATAACCTTTTCTTTCCCAATCAAAATATCGTTTCCAATTTTCCTGTTGAAGTATTTTGCTTTTACCTGTCTTCTCTTGCTCATTGAGTAAATGACACATTAATTTATAATTCTTAATGATTAATCCTGTATAAAGATTATTCTTGACCATTTCATATAATTTATTATCTTGCAAACTATTTCCTCCTTTTAATATTTTATTAACTATATAACCAACCTCCGACACTTACCCTTCCGCACCTCCTTTCTATAAATACTTATTATATAATTGTATCGTTGGTTGTCAATAGTATACCACATGTTATTGTTATATGTCAACAATTATTTTTTGATTGTTTTGGGTTGTGTTCTGGAGTTATGTCTGTTATTAGACAAAAAGAAAAGTCCCCAGGTTAGGGACTATTTATTTCTTACATATCTATTACCACTCTTCCTACAAAATTCTATTTTTCCATGTATTGCCTTGTCGTTATCAAATTCAATTAATACATAGTCGCCGTTAATTTTTTTAATAACTGGATTTATTGCAGGTGATTCTGATAACATTTTGCCAGTTTTCAAAGATAACTTATCAGATTGAAGGTTATTAATTTCTTCTTGGATACCTTGGAGCATTATACTTGGTGCGGTTATTTCCTTTAATTTATCAAGTCTATCTTGCCAATAATTTAATTCATAGTTGATTATGTATTCTCTAATTGATTGTATGGTGTTTTGTTCTATTGGTTCGGCAGGTGTTATAGATTCTTCCTGCTCTATCTCCTTTCGGCCTTCATTTTTTAAATACTCATGGATTTTACTAGCAATATCTATTGTATCCTCATTTACCATTGTTTTACTTAATACAATTCTGAACAATGAATTTAAATCTAATTCTCTGGCTGCTTGCTGTTTTTGCTCCTCGGTGAGTGTGATATTAATAATCATATTATCGGCCTCCCTGATAATCAATATGTATTGAGTTGATAATCTATTATAGCAAAATAACTAAGCAAATACAATAAGTTATTGCTAATTATTATTTTGTTATTGTTATTGCTGAATAAAAAATAAGGCCGTATAATGACCTTATTAGTTATCAATTAATTTATTTTAACTTTTCTTGTAATAGTTCCTTATGGTTATCGTGAATTAATCCGGTTGCTAAGTCTGCCATTAATTCGGCTTAAGTTTAGTAAAATATTTGTCTAGTGTGGCAATAATCTTTTTAGCATTTCCCTTAGTTTTCCGATAAGGTAATACTTTGCTGTCATATACATTAAATCCAGAAGGTTTAATAAAATAGTTTTTTCTTACTACTTCTAAAACCAGATTATCAGGGGTTTCTGATTCCTCTATAACATCTTTGCTGAATTCACCTTTATCTGTTTCAAGCATAAATTTAATATGTAGCATGTCATTATCCCAGTAACCATTAGATAATTCTGATTTATCGGCTGCTAAGTAACAACCTATTGAGATAGTTCTGTATAGGTTTGTTGTGTAGTGAGCAAAGCATTTACTATTAGGAAAATGTTTGTTATAAGTTGATTGGATCGCCTGGGTTAATTCTGACATTTTCATTAAGTATGTCCTCCCTTAAAATATGTATTCAGTTGTCAATGTTCAGTGATTAATTTATTTGACAATAAGATTATATCACAGGTTAGGAGTATAGGCAAGTTATTATTTTATGATTGTGAAGGATATTTATATTCATATAATTAATAATATATAACTTTATCCAATAATCAATATATGAACCGATTCTAGGATCCCTATTAACACCTATAAAATCCTTTTTACCTGTCATTATACCTTCATTTGTAAGTGCCTCCTTAAATTTGAATTATTATATCTATTATAATGGATATGATCGTATATTGCAAGCATTTATTTATATTGATATTGTTTTGCTATTATACGGCTGCTGTTATGCTGTTATAGAGAAATAGCAAAAAAAATAACCTACATAATGTAGGTTAAATTAATTCTAAGTATTGGCAATATTCACCGGAATATTTATTGTATAATTTTGTATTATACATTTCTTTATAATTTCCTTTTTGCTTACATTGGAGTAATAGAGCGATTTCTTTTATTGTGCCCTTTGGGTTGGTTCTAAGAGTTGACATTTTTTGTTTTAATTGTTTGGCCTTTTGTGTTAATTCTGTTTGTGTCATGGTGGTAACCTCCTTTTATTTTACCTTTTCTATACCTTGTTACGTTGGGCAGTATAGGAAAGGTTTATATGTATTATTATTTAAGCTGTTATCGTTCTAAATTTTTTATGTAAATACTGATAATATTTTTCCGGTTGTCCTACTTTTGATAAAAGTCTGTTTGTTAATTCTGTATGTTTTTTGCCGTGTCTCCAATATTCAACATGTGCTAATTCATGACAGATAACTTTTTCCAATGTATCACCAGAGCCTAATTCCCATGTTAGACCTATAGGTGAATTTAATTCAAAATAAAGATAACATTCTTTAACAAAGAATTCGTCTATAGTTATAGAGTATGTATTATTTTCTTCGTTTTTCCAGCAAAGACCTAGAGCGTGTTTGTCTTTGCCTTTAAGTGTTTCATGGTCTAGTATGGTTATGGGTATTTGCATAGTACAACCTATTGAGGACATAACTTTATGGACTGTTTGGTTAAAGTATTCTTGCATCGTTAATGGCATTTGATCAACTCCTTTGTGGATTATTTAAACCTTTTATAAAATCCCTTAGTTATTACCTATTAAGAGACTTTATAAGAGGTTTTAACCCTCTTAATAACCTCTAACGTATGTCTGAGCCTGCTTTAATGTGTCTAAAACTTCGATTAATTCTGATTCCTGGTAGTTATCGTTAACAGGTTGGTTTTTGTAGATGGCATAATTTTTAAATTCGTTCTTAATGATAGTAAAGTTTTTATGTTCCCATATTCCGTTGTCAATTTTTTTCATTTGGTATATCCTCCTTTGTAATATGTAAAATATAATATCTAACAAATACATTATATCAAATTGGCCGTCGACTGTCTATAGGTTGGAGTTAATTTGTTGCAGGTATTTATATTATGTTTGTGTTTAATTTTATTATTTATTGGCTGAATAGGCTTATATCGTGTTAGGATTGGATTTAAGGGTTGTTTTATTGATTTAGGTGTTAGAGTATGTATTTTTTATTTAAAGCTGGTATATGGCGATTGTGTGAGGTTATTTTTTATTGAGATGTTTAAATTGAGCAAAAAAAATAAGCCTCCTAAGAGGTTATTTAATCATTATGTTTATACCGTTTATTTGCTCAATCCTGCAAGCATCTACAATGTGCCGATTAATGCCTCTAGTATCTATTTTTACTCCTGCTTCTTGCTCAGTTATTTTCGGCTGAGCATACCAGGATAATTTACCGTTTACATATTTTGTAATACCATAGTAGTTACGGAGTTTTGAATCATTCAGCCAAGCTACCAGTGCCTCTTTTTCTGTCTCAAATACTTCCTTGGTTCCGTTGTAAACATATGTTACTTTATCCTGATTAGTAGGTTGTTGTGTGGCACAGTGGAGGTGTTTAGCTTTTTGTCCTTTTTGCCATTCGACCTGCTCCCCCGCTTTAATCTTTTTACCACATACTGGACATGTGGAGTTAAATTTTGCTGTAATAGTCATTTAGATGACCTCCTCAAAAAATATATATTTCAATTAATATTATATCAAAATAGAGGTTAGTTGTATATAGGTTTTAAGTAAATTATAGAGATTATTTATATTATTATTTTGTAGGTTATTAGATTATGTTTGTTTACTTATATTTTTTTATAATGTTAGATGCCTTTATTTGACGTTGTAATAGGACGTATTTGATAGTTTATAGAGTTTATATAGTTTAGTATTTATATTTTGAGGTGAATTGTACAATTATACATGAATATTGGTTTGATTGTGTATATTTATACTGATTATTTACATATTATTACTGTATTGTTCCTTGTACCATTGATTATATCTATGTTTTTTATGTGTCGTGAGAATGCCCAGGAAGGACTGTATAATTTATTTCGTGTATGTTAGTAGATGGGAATGGAAGGTTAGGATAGATATTAATATAAACGTATGGTATTATTGGTGTATGAGTGATGGGAGGGAATAAAGAGTAATAATAAGATTTAATTATTAATATGTGAGGTTGTGTTTGATATTGTATATTGTTGTTTTGTTTATCATGTGATATAGTATTTGTTTATATAATATGTAGTTATAATTATTGTAACATATAGTTTTTAATACTATGTGTGATAGTATAGATTATTATATAGTGTGGTATATAGTGTTGTATGTTGTAATATTCTTTACTATTAATATGTCTGATAAATATGTAGTATTGTATACTATGTTAGGTAGTTTATAATAATATGTAATTCCTATCAATTTAGTAGGGATTAATTTATTGATTTTATATCCAAGTGAATTAGTAGGAATTAATTTTATAGAGGAAGTATATTTAATGTATAGTAAAATAGTAGGGATTAATTGTTTATAGTAGTAAAAACAATTATATAGTATTGGTTACTATGTGTGGTGGGATTGATTGCTATTTAATTCCTAGTGATTTAGTAGGATATAATAGTTCACCAAAATTTTCCATGTTATACCAAACGAAATCTCGTACGAGATCCCGTACATCTTTAAATTGTTCCACGGGGAACACATAATTTATTTTATGATTGTGTCCCACATTGTTTCACAGTTTACCCTCTTATTATTCCGGTTCAATATTCATCCGGTATAATTTCAACTTCAATTTCAATCATCAATTCAATTCTACACAACCTCACGACTACGACATCAATTGTAAATATCATTCTAGGGTATTTGTACCTATTTAGATTTTATGGCTGTGTATGAGGCTTATTTTAGGTTGTTATTTCAACCCCATTTTAACATCTTATTTTATATTTAATTATCCCACAATTTTCCATCGAACACTCAAGTTCCGATAATAAATCTTATGTAAACTAGCTATTACCCTACAACCTGCATTATATAAGGGTTTGTTGATTATAGTATTATTATTTTTTGTTCGTATCCGTGTAGGGTGGACATTTGGAAGATATTTATTGAGTTTGATATAGTGTCACAAGGGCAGGGTTGGGATATGTGATTGTATTTTTGGATAGACCGGGGTGAGTTTACAAATATTGTAATGAAATTATGTTCATAACCCAGGACATCTATTCTAAATCGTTATCCAGACATAAAACGAATGCGACTCATCGCTAATCAATCGTACAACATCACAACTAACAACTATTTCCATATTATAACCACACCCATCTTAATACCACATCTACACCACATATTTTTAATATTTATTAATAAAATCATTCAAATTTTATCAATAAATACTACTCTCTATTCACTAATTTCACTATCCTTTATTATATCACAAATTCAATAATATTAATAATTTCCCACACATTAAATTTACCCTAATCATACTCTAATTACACTTAAAAATATACTCATAACATACCAAATAAATTAAAATAAATTAATTAAATTTATAAATATCGAATAATATTTTTAACAATAAAATTTAACAATAAAATTCACCTATATATTAATCTATACTTTAATATTATTATATTTACCAAACTAATATAACTAAATCCAATTTTAATACATTAGTTAATTTTTAATTTATACAAAAAATTTACCAAACACCTCTTAAATCAAATCACCAACAAATCCTTACTCCATAACTATTCTAATAACATCCATCGGATAAAGTGTATATAATATAATACAACTTGTCCATGCTATACGCTTCAAACGCTTATTTAACAATGATTTATAGCGATTTACTATTTTTCACCTTTGGTAAATTTTTTATATTTTATATTATATTGTATTAATATTCATCAAATCCTATTTTCCAACTCTCCACTCTAATCCACATCTCCAACATCTAATGTATTTATCCTTACTCTTTACATCTCTCACAGCTTTACCTAATAAATCATCATATCCCTCATAATCATTAATGTAAATTTCCCCATTCTCATCCATAGGAAATTCAACAAACATTCTAATTTTCATACTTAAATCAGTATTGCCACATTTTAGACATTGCATATTATATCTCTCCTTTATATATTATTTTATTATTATTAATCTACCCACAATATAAATTTCTATACTACAATTATTTTTATATTTTATAATTTCATTACTTCTATTATATTTAACAAAAAAATAATCCCCATTTAAGAGGATTAAATTTATCACTTATCTATTTACATTATTTACCTATTACAATATATATTCACCCATGAATCCCTATAATTATATCCTAAATACCATAACAAACTAAAACTAAACACACCAAACCCATAGCATATATAACTTATACTTTTAAATAAACTCCCTATCCCTAATATATTACTACCACTTATACTTCCCATATCTCCAATATTAAAACCTGCTATACCAAATAATGATAAACTTAATATTGATGATATATACATTATATTCTTTACATTAACTGCTACATTGCTACTTGCTCTAGTATTTTCATTGCTTAATTTATCTGCTACATTATTCTCCATGTAATATTTCTCCTTTGTAATCTTTTTTATAATCCTATAACTTATCATATCCACTATTATTAATTTTATTCATTGTAATATATAATCTTTTTTATATTATGATTATATTAATTAACTAATATATTATTTAATCAATAAATCACCTACCTAACTAATCAACTAAAGGGGCGTACCTAAACAAATTTCATACCCATATATATATCTCACTCCCATATACCACTCTAAATTAACTCAAAATTATCTCACCACAGAAGTTTTCGTTCCTTTAACTTCTTAGTCTTTTTTGATTTTATAGTATTAATATAGGATAGGACAAGGTAATTCATATTTTCTATAATACATATTAGAATATATATTATAACTCATATCTTAATTCATATTCTTATTCATATTGTAGGAATTTATAATTTTCTAATATTCAAATGTACAACATATAAAAACACATAAAAATAATCAACCATTTCTGATTGATTCAAATAATATTACAATATTACATTCAATTATTTATTTCTCTTCTTCTATAAATCCATTTTCCTCCATCCATTCAGTTTCTACTTCTAACACTCTATGAACAATTGAATATGGTATTAATGCTTTCTTACTAATATATTTTGCAACTTCCTCTAAATCAATAACTAATTCTTTTTCCATAATTAATAACCTCCTTTTTTATTTCATCTACAGCAACTATAATAAACTTTAAACTTAACTTAACTTCCTCTCCTATACTTTCATCAATTCCTACAAACTTAATATTATCTCTCTTCTCAATCTCTAACACTTTTAACTTTTTCTTCTCACTATCACAAACAATTAATATATTAGGGAATCTACTAACTTTATTATACCAAAACTCATTCTTATATCTACCATTCCTATAAATATCAACATACTCTTTAATCTTATTAAATTTATTCCTACTATCTACTCTATCACTTTCAATTATCACATATCTATGTTCATTAGTAACATAATTCTTAAATCCAATTATACCATCTGCTCTTTGACCACACTTAAAAACATATTCATTATTAATATCAACAAATTTATAATATTCTTTAAACTTATACATATACAATAAATAAATATATCCCCAATTTCTATTAATATCATGAATCATAAATTTAGATTTTTTATTTGTAAAATAATAATTACATTCATTAATATCTACTCTAATTGAATTAATTTTTCCTTTCTCTTTAAGTACCCTTAATCTTTCTCTACACTTAACTATCCCAAATTTTATATTAGTAAAAAACAAATAATAAATTTGTTCTGTAGTTAATACTTCAAACATTTCAATTGCCTCTACTACACACTTATCTCGGTAATAACCTTTTTGTCTTGTGTTCATATTCTTGTATTTGAAATTGTTCTCTATCAATAGGATCATCTCCATTGTAGAAATATGATGCTTTATTATGATTACTATCATCTGATAATTTATTAAACATTATTAATCTCTCTTCTGCTTCTTTTCGTTTTAATAACATTGCCTGTAATTCCATCTGCTTAGTTCCATGTTGAAATATCATTCTACCTTTAATATTAGGCAAATAATAAGCATCTGTATTTCCTAATATGGTCATACTAGTACCAAAATTAACACATTTAAATGATATAGCACTAGGAAAGTTGCTCTTTATTTCCATAGGAATTAATTTATCTGATGGTCTTTGCATTGCAATAATTAAATGTACTCCTGTTTTAGCACTTATCATTCCTAAGTCTGCAACAATACTTTGTAATCTTTGTCTTCTATTTTTCATAATTTTATTGTCTGATTTTCTAGGAGAAGTAAATGCAAATTCATCAACAACTAATACAATATATTCTAATTTATTACTAGGATTCTTTTTATTATATTCTATTAAATTAACACAATTATTTTTTACAAGGAAATATCTTCTTCTTTCTACTTCTTGCATTAAATAATCTAATATTATTTCTGCACTATCAAGATTATACCCAAATATAACATAATCTTTTAAATGTACAAAATCAGTCATTGCTAAATCTATAACAATTAATTTAATATTATTATTTTGCATTAATCCATCACAAATACCTGTTAATAAGACACTTTTCCCACTCCTAGTTACTCCTCCGATTATAAGATGTACTATATCAACTAAATCAACAATTATATTTATACCATTAACTCCTACACCTATAGGAATAGGTATACATTTATCCATATGCTCAATATAATTAAAGTTATATCTATATTTTTCAGGTATAATACCCTTAATAACTTCCATCATTAATAATCCTCTTCTATTTTCTATATTAACTTGTGCTGTCATTGCATCAGAGAAATATTTTACTTTATCAATTATTAACTTATAATTTAATCCATATGGCAATTTAAACATTACTTGATAATGATTATCATTCTTTTTATTTGTAGCAATATGATAAGGATATTTACCTTCGGAATTATAACAATTAGTTTGTATAAATACATTTTCAATTTCTGCTTCTATATTTCTACTTTTTCTAGTTCTAATTAATTTTTTTACTGAAGTTTTTAAATCTTCTTTCTTTTCAGGTTTAAGTGGTTTATATCCTAACTTCAAATCCCATAAATATTTATTAAAATTATCTTTTAAATCTTTCTTATATTTCTTCCAATTTTCTTTTATTTCTTTTCTGTCCAATTTAACCACCTACTATTCTTTGGTTTATTTAAATAATTCTTAAATCCCTTTATCTTTTCAATAACACCTTTTCGTATACTTCCATCTCTACTTTTACTTATATCTTCCATTACTCCATCTATTATTTTCCCAAAACATTTACCATCTATCTCTGACATTTCTTTACTTCCCATATCACGATATATAATTCTTTCTTCACCTTTATCATTCTTAATAGTTACAGTAAAACTTCCAGGTGTTTTATCATCAGTAATCTTAATATTTTCATTATGTTTATCTTCTTTCTTATTGATATTAGAATTATTATCTATTTTTTGTTCATTTTTATTAATTATTTCCTCTTTTTTATTGATATTATTGTTAATATTATGTTGTTTTTGTTCATTATATTGCTTATTTTCATCGTAAGTTTTATCTTCATTATAATTATATGTTTTATTATTAGTATCTTCTTCTACGTTTACTATAATTGGTAATTTTTTATCTTTAATAATTAAATCACCATAAAATTTATTGCCATATTGAGTTTCTTCATGCTTATATATTTTAGCATCTATCACTCCATGTTTAGTAAACAATAAATTATTCATACCAAACATAACGAACAATGCCATTATTCCTACTATACATTTATTGATAAATATACTCTGTATCATTATTAATCACTCCTCTTTATTTTCTTTGTTTGAGTTTTTATCATACTTAACTTTAGGATATTGATTAATAAATTTTAATTTATCAGGCATACTATCATTTATTTTATCATCAATATATTTATCTACTTGTTCTTGAGTATATAGTTTGGCAGTTGGATCAATATATTTTTTAATATAATCTATTTTCTCTTCTACATATTTTTGTTTTCTTTGCTCTTCTTCTATTAAAGGTAATACTTTTTCCATAATAACACTTAAACAAGAAAATATAGTTATAATAATTATCATTTTTGCCATATTTCTTTTACTTAGTGCTCTACAAGTCACATATCCAAATGCTCCTATTAATGTCTGTATCATTAATTGTGGCAGACATAAGCATGTTATAGCGAATAATAATATTGGAATAATAACTAAATACATTTTTTCACCTTCTAATTTTAAAATAATGCTAATAATTTATTTACTATTTTAAAACCAGTATCTATCATAATTAATGTGGCAATAAATGTAGCAACTATACCAACTAATACTGCAAAATTTTGTTTACCTATAATTTTACATATTTGTTCTCCTATAAAAGCAGCAATAGCAGCACCTACAATTAGGAGTATAGCAAATCCTGGTTTACCATAACCAACAGTTTCTTTCATTAATTCTGTAATAGTCATAGCATAACAAGGGGTGGGGTATAGTAAACAAATTAGGATGAAGATATATTTACTCATTATTTTATACCTCCTAGAGATGATATATTTATTATTAGTTTAACTGTCATATATAATATAAATGATAACCCTATTGTTGTTGTAATTAATCTTATATAATTTTGTTTTTCTTCTATCATAGTACCATTAACTATCCAATTAAAAATTGATAATCCTAATATAATTAAAATATTATGAAATATGCTAAAATTAACAATATTCATATCACACCTCCAATTTACTATTAATAAATTTCTGTGCATATTTATCATCTACATTAACAATAATTTTAATATTTTTAAATTGTTTATTCATTTCACTGAAACTACCTATATTATTAATATAAAATATTTCATCTGCATGGAATTCTTCTCTGATAAATTCTTCTACAAATTCTTTAGGTAAAAATTTAACTTTTATTAATTCATCAATTAAATCAGTAATATCTAATGTTACACCTTCACTAGCAGAATTGTACCATAATAAATAAGTTTTCATATTGCCCTCCTATTTTAAATTTGGATTATCCCATTTAATAGATTTTGATATGTTGCTATTATTAATTTCTGTCTTTCTATTAATCTTCCTAACTTCAACATTATCCGTATTGGATGCAGGTTTATCTTCCGCAAATACATCTTCAACTTCACTATTCTTATTAACTAGATTATCTCTAAGTATTTTTCTGATTAGCATAGATAATTTTCTACTAGTATATTTACTTAATTCATCAATTAAAGGTTTATCATATTCTGGATTTAATCTAAATGATATTCTTGTTTTTTGTTTATTCATACTCTACCCTCCTTTTGGATTTAATTTCTATATAATTTATAGGTTATAAATTTGTCAGACAATGTTAAGATTAACTTGGTGACAATGTGTTTGACAATTTGGATTTAATTTGTCTGACTTGTGATATAGTTAATTATATTTATGTGAGAAGTGTCTTATGATAGGTAATATTTAGGTAATGTTTAGGTAATGTTTTTTGCAATAAATATTATAATTTATTTTTATATTACTATTGACAACAATAATAATATTATGGTAGAATTATTTTACAAATAAATTACAAAAAAGGAGTAGATAATATGAAAAATAAAATTGAGCAATACAAAAATTATTTAATTAACCAGGCAAAATCAAATAATACAATATCATCATATGTGTCAGACTTAAATCACTTCTTTACTTTACATGATGAGATTAGTAGGGATTCTATTATTAAATATAAGGAAGATATTAGTGGTTTATCTTCTTCATCTATTAATAGGAAGTTATCTGCAATTAAATCGTTTAATGAATTTTTATTAATGTTAGGATTAATTAATAGTATAAAAGTTATAAAGCGAGATTTCATTAAGATACAAGGCAGAGGTAACCCAACAAATATAACAGAATCACAAGTATCTGAATTTTTAGATAAAGTTAGTAATAAATATAATTTGCATAGAGATAGAAATATTGCTATTGTTTTTCTTATTGCTCATACAGGAATTAGGAGAGAAGAAATTACAAATTTAAAATTAAGAAATTTAGATATAGAAAAAGGAGAATTGAAGTTGATTGGTAAAGGTGATAAGGAAAGAATTGTATTGTTAAATGATGTTGCAATAAATGTTATTAAAGATTATTTAAAAATTAGAGAAAAATATAAATTTGCTAATAGTCAATATATATTTTTATCTGAAAGAAGTGAGAAACTAGATAAAAGTACAATTAATTATATATTTAATAGTTATGGTGATGATTGTAAGGTTGGAATACACCAGTTAAGACATCATATGGCTACGAGTGCAATAGAACAAGGAGTTTTTACATTACCAGAATTACAGAATCAACTCGGTCATAGCAAATTGAATACCGTAGGTATTTATGCTCAAGCAAGAAAAGAAAATATTAAGAAAAAGATTAATAATTTGAGGATTGGGTTGTAGTTTTAAGGGTATATTATTTATTTTATTATTCTATTGACTTCTATATGAATATTTAGTATAATGTGGACAGGGTAAATATATTTTATTGAAAGGAGGTGAATATTTAATATGGATATTTTACAAAATATACAATTAGATATTAATAATATATTTTTACAGAATATAAAAATAAAAAATAAATTAGATAAACATAATACCATACAAAAAGAAATATTTAATCTTGCAAAGAAATATAATCTTACTTCAGAATTAGAGTTCGCTTGCCAGCGGGGCATGTCTGTATTATTTTCCCCTTTAAAGGGGAAAAGTAATCCATCCATAATTTATTTTTTATTATTTTTTATTTATTTATAGAATATAAATATAAATATTTGTTGACATTTATTTTATTATTGTGTATAATATAAACAAGGTAAAATATAATAATAAATAATATATTATATTAAAGGAGGTGGAAAATTTGATTGGTGCAATGGTTGTTTTATTCTTTTTATGGTTGATTAGAGGATAAAAATGGTGAATAGTGAATGGTAAATATAATAAAAAATAAATATAAATATTTTCAAAAGGGTATAAAGTATTATTATAATTATACGATAATATTAATAGGAGTTTATTATATTTTTAATTTTATTTATAGAATATTAATATAATTTTATGTTATTTAATTTTATTTTTCTCATATTATATATATTATCTCATCCTCATTGTACTAATAGAGGACTAGATAGTTAGAGAAAGGAGAAGAGCATTTCCCGACAAACCATTAGTATTGCTTGATTTTGCCAAATTTTTATGCACTGTTGACACGACATATTTATCAAAAATTGCACTGTTGATTCTACAATAGTAAAAGGAGTGAAAATTTTATAGCACAGAAAAAGTTAGTAAAAACATTTGCAGATTTAGAAACAGGAGAAGTATTAAATTTATATGAAGGTGATAAATGGAAAATAACTACAGAAGAACAAAGGAATGCAATTCAAAAATCAATTAAAACTAAAGAATTAAATGAAGATATGAAAATATGGAATAATGAATTAGGAGGATTTGTTTTTGTACTATTTAAATACTGTGATAAATTGCTTGAACAACATAATGAAATAGTACCAGAAGATATTACTAAATTATTTTATTTAGCAACATATGTAGATTATGAAGGATATTTAATTTATGAAGATACATATATGAATAGAAAAATAATGATGAATGTTTTAGGTATGACTAGAAATCCATTTGATAAATTTTATAATAAGTTAATTAAATTAGAAATATTTATTGAAAATAATAAAAAGATATTAATAAATAAGAATTATTTTATAAAAGGTGAAATAGATAAGAAAATACAAAAAACTTATAACTATACTAGAACATACATAAATACAATCAAATATCTATATGAAAATGTCTCTAAGAAACAACATAAAAGATTAGGGATGTATTTTAAATTAATGCCTTATATACATAGACAACAAAATATTTTATGTAACAATCCAGATGATAATTATAATAAATTAAAACTTATGAATGTTAGAGATTTAAAAGATATTCTTGGTTATCATAGAAGTAGTATAAAAAGTTTTATTAAAGAGTTATTATCAATAAGACTTTCTAACGGAGATTCTATTTTAGGTTTTTTTAGAACAGAGTATGATGAAGGTGAATCATTTATTATTATTAATCCAAGAGTATATTATGGAGGTAATTTTGATATTGAAGGTGGTGTAAGTGGAATTTTAAAATGGTTTAAAAATAAATAGATTAATAATATAATTATAATAGGAATTTATTTGTGTGGTGTGGTATTTTTATGTAATGTATGCTATAAATTATTAATATAATTGTGTTTGTAGTTTGTTGTAACTATTTTTTGATTATATATAATTATATTAAAATAAAAGTTACAAGTAAAATTTTATTAAGGAGAGAAAATATATGATAATTAATGATTTTAACTATAAAGTAATATTATTAAAATATATAAATACAAAAATTAATACAAATTTATTTGTTAAATTATTTGCCACAGATAAACAATATAAATATTATTTAAAAACAAAAAGATTAAATACTGGTGATAGAGATAATATTATTAAAAGAGCAAATAAGTTTTGTAAATTAGAAGGATTAGGTAAAGGTAAATATATAATTTATGAAATATTAGAAGAATCAAAATATAAAAAATATTATTATTTACACCCTCTATATACAATTTATCATGGTATGAAACAAAGATGTTATAATCCAAACTTTGATAATTATTATAATTATGGTGGTAGAGGAATTACTATCTGTAATGAATGGTTAGATAAAGAAAACGGATTATTAAATTTTATAAAATGGTCTGAAAATAATGGTTACATACCAAATCAAGATTTATCAATTGATAGAATAGATAATGACAAAGGGTATTCTCCTGATAATTGCAGATGGACAACTAGAGATATTCAAGCATTAAATAGGAGAAATGTTAAAAGAAATCTTATAGGGATGATTGATATAAATGAATATAATAATTTATTGCTATGCAATTATCATTATAAAGGTAAATCTTATCCATTGGGTACATTTTTAAATTTGGAAGATGCAGAAATATGTAAAGATAATTTATTAAATATATTAGAAAAAATATCATTTGAAGAATAATATAAAATAAGGAGAATATATAATTATGTGGAAAGTAGTACCACTCTGTAATAAACAATTAAGGGATATTAATGAAAATGATATATTACATAATGGATATTTTAGAAAATGTAATACATACAAATCTGGTGGAGGTTATGATAGATTTCCTGCTATCGCAAAAGAAAGATTGAATATGAATGGTAATAATCAATTTGTAGTACAATTATATGGTTGCTCATTATCATGTCCATATTGCTATGTAACAAGAGATGGTATATGGGGTGAATATAAAGCATTTACAACTAATGAATTAATTGATTGTTTTATAGAATCTAAACAAGATGTATTTCATTTAATGGGTGGAAGTCCTGCTTTATATTTAGAAAATTGGCATGAAATTATTGATAAATTACCTAAAGATAAAATATTTCATAGTGATTTATTATTAGTAGAAATGAAATATAATATAGATACTTTAAAGTTTATCAGTAAAAATAATTGTTTATATGCTGTTAGTATTAAAGGATATGATGAAAAAGATTTTTATAGTAATACAAATGTTAAATTTAATAAAGAATTATTTTGGAATAATTTTGATGAAATAATAAACGCATGGATAAGTTATAAATTAGAGTTTTATTTAACATTTACTAATTGCAATAAAGATAAAAAAGAAATGTTTTGGCATAAACTATGTACAAGATATGGTTGTGATATAGCACATATGATATTGAAGGATAATTTTGAAATTGATTTAATAGATTATGATGCTTTAAAGGAATAACAATATAAAATATTAAAATAATTAAAAAGGAGAATAAATTTATAACATGAAAAAAGCATTAAATCAACACAATAAATTAGTAGATATTATTGAATCTACTAAAGATGATACATACATATGTCCAGTTTGTAAAGAAATATTAACTAGAAATTTTGGTGTGAGTAGGCAATTTTACAGTCATCCTAGTGGCAGGGGTGACGAGTGTGAATTGAAGTTAAAATTAATGGTTAAAGATGGAGAGAAGGAATTTGGTGAGAAAGAAATTGATATTTTGAGGGATGAATATTATGAGAAAGTGTTTGATGATGTTAATATTGAATTGTCTGATTATATGTCTGAAGAAGGATATTATTTAACGCAAGAACAGAAAGATATTATATTTGCAGAAGAGGATAGAATAAAGATAGCTGCATTGGCTGGAGCCTCTAAATCCCATACTTTATATTATTATGCAAAAGAACGTCCATTTAAGAAAATACTCTATGTTGTATATAACCGTTCGATGAAAGATACCGCCGATTTAATGTATAAAAAATTACCTTTTGTAACGGTAAGAACGCAACACTCACTCGCTTTTAGCTATGTGGGAAAATTTTACAAAAACAAATTAACATTTAATTATGGTATTGTAGACATAATTAAAGATTTAAATCTTAATTGGAATAAAGATATGGAATTGGCATCTAAAATAGATAAAATGATGAAAGAATATATGTTATCTGATGCAATGGAATTTGATGATGTAAAATTATTTTTAGATAATAATGGTAATACAACAAATGAAAGAGAAGAAATTATAAGACAGAGTAAAAGATTGTGGGAATTTAAAAAAGAATATAAAAATAATATTAAGATTGAACACGATTTCTACCTAAAACTCTTTCATCTTTCAAAGACAAACCTCGAAAATAAATATGATATAATTATGGTTGATGAATGTTTACCTAAATCACAATTAGTTAAAACAGATCAAGGAAGCATATCAATTAAGAAATTATATGAATGGTATATTCAAGGTAATCCACTACCTAAAGCATTAAGTTATAATATTAATACTGATACTTTTGAATATAAAAATATTATAGAAGCAAAGAAATCTGAAAATAGACAATTATTAGAAATAACTACAGAAGGGTTAAATAAATTACAATGCACAGAGAATCATAGGATATTAACGCAAAGAGGATATGTAAAAGCAGAAGATTTAATTATTGGCAAAGATTCACTAATATTAGATAGTGTAGAAAATCAAAAAACTAAATTTAAACCTAATGCAAATCAAATTCAAATTATATTAGGTTCATTTTTAGGTGATGGACATTTACAAATAATGAGTAAATTTAATACCTATAGATTAAATTTTACACAAGGAGAAAAGCAGTTTGAATATTTTAAATCAAAGATTAGTGCATTTGATTTAGATTATCGTCTTATTGAAAGTGGATATACACATGAACTTTCAATTTATTCTTCTAATCCAACAAAAGTATTTTTATTAGAAAAAGATATATGGGAATTAATGAATGATATAAATGAAATGGGGTTAGCAATATGGTATCAAGATGATGGAAGTTATAATAATGGTAGATATTGCACAATTAATTCTAATCAATTAACTTATGAACAAACTGAATATATTCGTAATATATTATTAAACAAATATGATATTGAATTTGAAACCAAAATGTCAAAAGGTAAATATTATTTATTAAGAGCAAATAAAGAAAATAGCGATAAATTTATTAAATTAATACACAAATATATGCATCCAAGTATGCAATATAAATCATACTTGGATATTTCTAATAATACAAATACATATAATAATAAATATTTAAATCATGGTGGAAATTACATAAAATCTATTAATAAAATACATAGTGAAGATGTTTATGATATTGAAGTTAAAGACAATCATAATTTTGTAACCACAAGGTCAGTATCAAAACATAAAATAAATAAATGTGGTGCAAGTCCTTCAGGTATAGTTGTTCATAATTGCCAAGATTTATCAAACCTAACATTAGATATATTAAAATCATCAAATGTTAAAGGTATAGTTTTAGTAGGTGATAAATTTCAAAGTATTTATAGCTGGCGTAATTCCATCAATATTATGCCTTTGTTTGAAGGAAAAGAATATAAACTTACTACTTCATTTAGAGTAAGTCAGAATATTGCCAATATAGCAAATTTACTTATATCAGATTTTATTGATGAAAATATTAATATGAAAGGATTTAATACTAAACAAACTATTGTAGATAAGATTGATAAATCAAAACCATATGTATGTTTATGTAGAACTAATGCTTATATTTTTGCTGAAATCGCAGATGCATTAAGTCAAGATAAGAACAAAAAATTCTTCTTCGAGGGAGGTTATCAGGGTTACAATTTTTCCAATTTAAGGGATTGTTATTTCTACAGTATAGGACATGCAACAAAGAATAAAATATTTTCTAAATTTAAAGATTATATTCATATGAGAGAATATGCAGAAGATACAAATGATATTGAATTACTATCTTTGATTAGAATGGTAGACAAATATGGGTCAAAAATAGTTGATATAGTAGACGGAATTAAACTTAATGTAGTTACAGACAAAAATAAGGCAAATATTATATTCTCTACCTGCCATAGAGCGAAGGGTGCTACATATCACCTTCCTGTTTATATTTCAGATGATATTCTTGATCTTTCTAATATTTTTAGAAAGAAATATATAGATAAAGATAGTAAATTTAATATTAAAGATTACGAAGAAGAGATAAACATAATTTATGTGGCAATTTCAAGACCATATTCAACTATTGAGTTAAGCGATAAAATTAAAGATTATTTAATAATGAGATATAAATATTTTAAAGATAAAGAATAATAAAATAAAAAGGAGATTAATTTATATATGCTACAATTAAATAAAATCTACAACACAGACTGTAAAGAAGGTATGAAACTACTACCAGATAATTCTATATCATCAATCGTCACAGACCCACCTTACGGATTATCCAAAGAACCAAATATAGTTGAAGTATTAACTAATTGGTTAAATAATGAAGAATACATACATAATTCAAAAGGATTTATGGGAAAAGATTGGGATTCATTTGTTCCTAATCCTTCTATATGGAAAGAAGCATATAGAGTATTAAAACCAGGAGGATATTTATTATGTTTTGCTGGAACACGTACATATGATTTAATGTGTATAAGTTTAAGATTAGCAGGATTTGAAATTAGAGATCAAATTGACTGGATTTATGGTTGTTTATCAGAAGATACAGAAATATTAACATTAGAAGGTTGGAAAAATTATAATAATATAAATATTAATGATGAAATATTTTCAATGAATTTAAGTAATAATAAAATAATAAAAAAAAATGTTAATTATATTTATAAATATAATTATGATGGAAATATGGTTAATCTTATAAATGATAATACAGATCAACTTTTAACTTTAAATCATAAAGTTATTTGTAAAGAAGGTAGAAGAATATGTAAAAATCATGAAAGAAAAGTTGTTTGGGATAATAATTTAAAATATAAAGATGCAAAATTTATAGATAGTGAATATTATGTTTTACCATTGGCAGGTTATTATGAAGGTACATATTCTATAGGAAAAGATTTCTCTGAATTAATAGGATGGATTTTATCTGAAGGTCATTTTCATAAAGATACAAATGCTATTAGTATTTATCAATCAAGTGTAAATATAGACAAAGTTAGAAGAATAAAATATATTTTAGGAAGATTAAAAATAAAGTATTCTCATTATCAAAGGGAAAGAGAATATAAAGAACGTAAATATACAGAACATCAATTTTATTTTTCAGGTAATATAGTAGATAAAATTAAAGAAATTATACCTAACAAAAAACCAACTAATAATTTATGGAATTTACCATTAAGAGAAAAAGAAAGATTATTTAATGGTTTGTGTTTAGGTGATGGTACAAAAGGAAATAGAAATAATTTTCAAGCATTTTATCAAAAAGATATACAATTTTTAGAATGGTTTCAAGTATTATTACATCTAATGGGTAAACAAGGGAGAATTAATATAAATAAATATTCTTGTTCTATAAATCATAGTGATTCAACAGAAATACAAATGAAGCATTATCCTAATAGATTAGTTAAGTATGAAGGGATAGTGTGGTGTATAGAAACTGAAATTGGTAATTTTATAGCAAGGAGAAATGGTAAAATATTTATTACTGGAAATTCTGGTTTTCCAAAGTCAATGGATATAAGTAAACAAATTGATAAAAAATTTGGAGCAGAAAGAGAAATTGTTGGAGAAGGAAAATATTTTAATCGTCAACCAAATGGATTAGCATCATGTAATGTTACAGGATTTTCTTCTGAAATAGGTAAAAGACATGGTAGTAATGGTTATATTACAGAACCTTCCACAGACGAAGCAAAACAATTTAACGGATATGGTACTGCCCTTAAACCAGCACATGAACCAATTATTGTAGCAAGAAAACCTTTAAGTGAGAAAACTATAGTAGATAATATTCTAAAATGGAACACTGGTGGAATTAATATTGATGATTGTAGGATTGAATTAAATGGAGATTATAAATCAAAACCAAATGGTAGACCTTCACTAACTAGATTAGGAGATAATTATAATCCTGACAATGCAAATAAACCTGACAATCAAGGTAGATTTCCTGCAAATATAATTATGGATGAATATGCAGGTAAAATATTAGATTTACAAAGTGGTATTACTAAAAGTGGAAAAGTAAAAGAAAATAAAGATGCTTACAAAGGAGAATCTAATACAGGATTTTTAAGAGGTAAATCAACATTACAAAATCAACATGGTGACACAGGTGGAGCAAGTAGGTATTTTAAAAATATATTATATTGTGAGGATGATTACATATGTGGGAATATTATAGAAAATCTGAAGGTCGCTGGTATATTAAATGGCGTAATCCAGGAGATAGAACAATTTATTCAAAACGTAGAGCAAGATATACATGGGAACAATATTATGGAGAAATTCCTGTTGGATTTGAAGTACATCATATTAATGGTGACAAATCTGACGATAGAATTGAAAATTTGGAATTATTATCAAAATATAAACATAAAAAGTTACATGGAGATGCAAGAAAAGATCATAAAATTATTGATGGAATTGAATATAGAAAATGTCAAAACTGTGGAGAATATAAAAATATTAATGAATTTTATAAAAGAAATGAATGTTATCAAGGATATTGTAAAAAGTGTTCAAGAGAAAAATTACGAGAGTGGAGATATATTAACAAAGAATATAATAATAAATACCAGAGAGAATATCAAAGAGAAAAAAGAAAATTATATTAATTTTATGTATTGTGCTAAAGCAAGTAAAAAAGAACGTGGTGAAGGAAATAATCATCCATGCGTCAAACCATTATCATTAATTAAATATTTAGTTACATTAGTTACTCCTCCTAATGGTATATGCTTAGATCCATTTGAAGGTTCAGGTACGACATTTATTGCTTGCCAAGAATTAGGTTTTGATCATATAGGATTTGAGATGAATAAGGAATATTGTGATATTGCAGAGAAAAGATTAAGTAATAAATTATAATAAAAATACATAATAATTTATTAAATATTTAACAGAATATAAAAATAATTATTGACTTCCACCCTACTCTCATGCTATAATACAATTAATCAATAAACAAATACATAAAGTAATCAAATAGTAATCAAAAATTTTATATAAGAAAGGAGGTTTTTCTATTTTTGACAAAAGATAAATGGCATTATAACAGAATAAATAATATGATTAGTGATTACGTAAATATTAATAATGAAGAATTAAAAGATTATGTATATGATTATATTCAAGAAGTGATATGGAAGTCAAATGATTATTTAACACAAAATGAGTTTTTTGATTTAATGAATAAATTATAAGAAAGGAGGTCTACCTTATTCAAAAATTCGTTGGTCAGTATAGAGTTTTTCTTCAAACAGACATAAATAACAAACCAAGTAAAAATACATATGATACATATTTACTATGTAAAAACAATAATCAAATATTTCGTTATAATAAAAATACTTTGTCTTTATTGTTCACCTCTACAAATTCAAAAAATAAATATCTTCCCTTACTACAAAAAGATAATATTAAAATTAAAGAATTTATAGATGGAGACTTTGAAAGTATTTATCATTTTAATGAAGTAGATTTACCACAAGTAGCAAAAATTTTAAAACCACAAACTATGCATAAAAATATTTTTCCTAATTTTGAGCAAAATTTACCTACTTCATAGTAAAAATAAATATATCCAAAAAACACTCACAAACCTAATAATATCAGTATATAAATGACATTTTTGTTGTATAGTTAAAATTAAAATGCATAGAAATTCAATAATTACAATAGTTTATAGCATGTTTATATGACAAAAATTTGCTATTAATAATGTCAATTTAAAAACTTGATGAGATTTTCATATAAGTTTAGGTTAGTAAAATTTACTCGTCTTATTTAGGTTAAATTATATCGTTTTTGTAAATTAATAAAGGAGAAATTCACATGAATTTTTATTATGAAAATTATGTTGGTGATAATGGTTACTTCCAAGAAGATAATTTAGCCAGAGCAATATTTTCAGCATGGAATATCGAAAGCAATTTATACATATTAGATGAAGAAACTAATCAAGAGAAATTAGTATTTGCTCCATATGAAACAAATGAATTTAATTCAGATTTATTAGAAGAATTTGGTTATAAGATGATAGATGGAGATGAATATAGAGAAATTGTTGATATTAAAACAGATGATGTTGTTAGATATGATTGGGATGATGTTTTGGATTTGGTTTAATTACATATATTAGTTAATTGGTTGAGTAAAATTAACAATATAATTATAAAATAAAAATTAAAAAAGAAAGAAGGAATATACATATGAATAAAACAATAAGTAAGAATTTACATACATATAGTGGGAAATTATCTTACAACGATCAAGCAAATTATATTCTCTATTCCCCTACTACTAAATCAACAATCAACATATCAGACATACTTTATAATATATGCTACTCTTCAAATAATCAAATAGAAATTAAAATTATGAAAGGTTGTAAGATACTATTTAATGAATCAGGCAGATTGTTGAATAAAATAAATAAACAAAATGGATTACTTAGTTATCATGTTAATAGTGAAGATTTAGAGTCTGTGATTTTTAATAACTGTGATGATTTTGTAGATATTGAGATATTTAGTGAGGTATTATTGGATGATATTGATTGTAAGCAAGGAGTAGAGAATTTATATGGGACAAAATAATATAATAATTGAAAGGAGTATGGATAATAAGTTTAAGAATATAAATAAGAATGATAATGTTAATAATAGTAATAATTATACATATTGTTCTAAATGTTTGAAGGAATTAAATAGTGAAGATAAAGATATTGTGAAAGATATTGAAGGGAATTTGTTCTGTAGTCGTGAATGCCGACAGGATTACTGGAGAGAGAATAGGAAATTAATTGAGGAAATTTATGGTAGGTTTTAAGAATTAATAAAATATAATAGGAGGATAGATAATAATTGAATAAAGAAGAAGAAATAAAATTTTATGAAAAGGAAAATAAGAAAGCAGAATGTATTACCAGACAACTAACAGAACAAGAAAAAATAAAATATGATTTAATAAATAAAATTAACAAAAAAGAAGAAAGGATAATAATGAATATAGAAAATACTGAATTACAAATTAATAAGAAATTTAAAAATTTACTACCTCCTCTACTCCAAGAAGAATTTAATGAATTAGAAAGTTTAATTTTAAAAGATGGGTGCACAGAATTAATAAAGGTTTGGAAAGATAATATTTCTGATATTACATATATTATTGATGGACATAATCGTTATGATATCTGTACTAAACATAATATTGAATTTAGGATAGAAGAGAAAAAATTTAATACTCAAGAAGATGTTTTAGATTGGATTATCAAACACCAATTTGGCAGACGTAATATTAATGATACTCAAAAGGCTTATTTAAGAGGATTGCAGTATGAGAATGAGAAAAAGAAACCATATGGTAGGTCTGATAGAAATTTTGGGACGGAAGAAAGTTCCACCCCAAAATCAGAAGAACAATTTCAATCCATTAAAACAGCAGAAAGACTAGGACAACAACATCAAGTAAGTGAAAGAGCAATTAGAGAAGATGGTAAATTTGCTAATGCCTTAAATAAAATTAGTGATACTATTGGAATTGAAGCAAAGAATAAAATTTTAAATAGAGAAAAGTTAATTGCAAAACAAGATGTGATTGAACTTGGGAATCAGATTGATGAAGGTATAGCTGATATTGACAATTTAAAGCAAGAGATATTAGAATCTGAAGATAAGAAAATAAATATTCCTAAAAGAGAGACTAAAGAAGTTAAAAAAGGAAGACCACCTAAATTAGTTGATAAAGATATTATTATTGAGAATAAGGGAAATGAAGATAAACAAGTAATTCAAAGCGTAATTCAAAATAATACGAAAAATATTGTTAAAGATATAAAAATACTAAAAATTTGTTTAAAATGTGGTATAGAAAAAAACACAACAGATTTTAATGATAATATGGATTTTTGCAATGAATGTTTAGAAAATATAAATGAACCAAATATTAAAAATGAAGATTACTCTAAATTAGAACAAGAAAAAAGAGATGTTATTTTGGGCATGAAGACAGAAAAAATAGCTACTGATTACATAGTTGTATCAGATGAATTATTATTTATTAAAAATAATATACAAAAGCAAATAGATATTGCTAATGATAAAATATTTGAAAGATATAATCTTCCAGATAAGATGACTGAGGAAGATGTAAATAATTTTACAATTTATATGGATGAAGTTATTATAGAGATTAATAATTTAAAAAATAAAATAATAAATATTAATATAAAAGGAGAATAATTATGGAAAGTAAAGAATGCAGATTTGAAGAAATTAAAATAGATTTATTACATTCAAATTTAAAATATCAAAGAGAAATTGATTATGATAGAGTTAAATATATTGCTACAAATTGGGATTTAAAGTATTTTGATTCACCATGTATAAGTTTTAGAGATGGTATGTATAATGTAATCGAAGGACAACATACTGTAGCAGCAGCAAAAATGAAATTTGGTGGTAACAAAGAAATTCAATGTAAAGTAACATTTGGATTAACAGAAAAAGAAGAAAGTAAGTGGTTTCATGGAGAAACAAATAAAAAGAAAAAACAATCTTTAGAAACAATTTATATTGCAAGATTATTAGGAGGTGATGAAAAACTTTTAAAATTAATTGATGATTTAAAAGTAACTGGACTACTACTTAAAATTAATATTCCGAAAGGTAATTGTGTAATAGATGCTATTAAAACTGTTGAAACAATTCATGAACAACTAAATAATGTAGATTTTATTTCTTGTTTTAAATTATTAAAAGAAACATGGAATGGGATAAATGAATCTCTTCATGCTTCATTTATTAAAGGTATAGTTAAATTTTATCAAACATTTAAATCAGAAATTGATGATATAAGATTTTATAAATCATTATCAAAGATTAAACCAGATAAAATTAAAACCGAAACAGAAAGTGATGTTTACATAGATGATGTGGCAATTAAATATGCTAAAGTATTTTGTAGATATTATAATAAAGGAATATCTGCTAAAAATAAATTAAAAATTAGTAAATTAGAAGATTAATTTAAAATTAATATAATAAAAATAAAAAGGAGAGATATTTATGAAATATAACGTATATAACATCAATAATTGTGATTTTTTAGGAACTATAGAATTTAAAAAATGTTTAGAAACTATGGATGTATCAGATCTAAAACATAAAGTAATTCTTAATAAGTTTGAACCATTATTTAAATCATATAATGAAGAAATATATAATAATAGATATGAAAATAGTGAATGGTTTATATTTATTAATTCTAATACATTAAAACCAGCTTTAGAGATTAACTATTATAAAGATTATGAAGAAAATGAAATTTTGATTGATACTCCTGAATCTGATACAAGAGCAACATTTTTTGAAAATTTATTTGAAAAGCATGTTGATAATATGGAGTATAATGATTAATTAGTTTTAAATAAATAATTAGTGTAAAAGTTGAAATATATTTTTACACTAATATAAATATAATATATAAGGAGGAATTAGTTATTTGAAAAATGAAAATACATATATAATGAATTTAGAAGCAGCATATATATATAAAGATATTCAAGAAGGTAAAAAAACTACTTCTAAAAATAGAGACAGAAACAAATTATTCTCTGCTACTATACCTTATAGTTTAGAAATAATAAGAATTAATAAAATGTTTCCTAGTAAAACATTTTATATTCTTAATGATAAGCAATATACAAGAAAAATAATTAATGTAACATTTGATAAAAATTATACTGTTTGGGATGAAGATAAAATAAGGATAGATAAAAATGGTGAAGAACAGAAAGGAAAAAGAATAACATTAGCAACAAAAAAGAAAATAAGAAATTATTTATATAGCAATGGATTTGAAATAGATAATATCAAATATGTTTTTTTTAAAAGGGGTTCTGGTAAAGCAAAAAATGGTTTTGCACTATTTATTCAAGAAAATATGAAAGAAAAACTATTAAATAAAAGTAGATTAG